TGGCCCGCTCCATTCACCAGCCAGCCGAATCCATTCAGATTGATGTTCGTCCCACATGCTTTGCACTGCTCGATGCGGGGCGTCCGGTTGAGTGACTTTGACGACCTGGCCTTGCGCTTTGATTTCAAACCGTCCCTCCGACAGCGGGTACTGGCAAGCACCGCAACGAAGCACATTATCGTCGGCGCTGATCCGGCCTCTCGTCATGGCACCGCACCAGTCACAGTCCTGGTAATTATTCGATGATCTTCTCATTGAGGTTCCTCCTGTTGGCCCGCTTGATAAGCTCAACGCCCAGCTCAATTTGTTGCCGAGCATTTAGGATTTTTTTCTCTTGTATCGAGCCGATGACCAGCAAGACGCCGTCATCATGCGGGACGATAAGGACAGGATGTCTGTCCTCATCGGGTTTTTTGATCCAGTCATCCGTGAAGGATTCGTCTCTGAGATCAGAAGGGGATGGCATCATCCATGACCGCCTGGTTAGCCTGAGCTGCCGGCTGGGGAGCTGGCTGAGACGGTGCCTCCTCCTTCTCCTTCCATTCAGAGACCTTGAGGCCCAGATAGGGGTTGCCCGCCTTCGATGTGTTCTTCCAGCCCGACAGGCTGTATTTCACACCGTTGATCGTCACCTCGCCGCGCATATCTGGCCGGCTTGGGTTTTCGCCCTTGTCATTTGGGAACAGGGCGCCCTTCATTTCGTTATCCACCGATTTCTCCTTTTCTCTTGCTGAACATTGCGATGGTGGCTGGGTCAGTAGGTTTGACCCGGTTGAATAGAGCGAGGAGGTCTGCCTCCGTCTTTGCGTTAGCAAGATCCTGCTCTAATGAGACCTCTGCGGGCGGGGAGGAAACACCCGCAGAGGGAGCGCCAGTCAGGGAGCGACGTGGCGCTTCATTCGCTTTTTGTCCGTCATCATCCTCATCTGCTGGGATGCCGAACATGGCCTGGAGGCCGTATCTTTTCGCATAGGTGATGGCTGATCCCATTTTCTGCGGATCGCTTGCATCGCGGCTGATGATCGGGCAGCGGCTCTCGCGCATCTCACCGGAGGCATGGAGCATCATCGTCCTGACAAACATCCGGGCGTCATCGAAGTCCACCTCCTGCGTAAAGGCTATACCGTGCGCAGACGCAGTCCTGGCGCAGTCCACGATGTCCTGCAATGTGCTGAACCGGCTTTTATAGTGGGGGTTTTTGCCGCTCATCGCCGCAGAGGGCAGACTGCTCTGCCAAACGGCTAATGCCTTCGCCAATTCACTCATTTCATCACCTCAATCTTCTTGGCGTTATTTTTGGAAACCTTGACCCGGACGCCATGCCCGAAAGCCTCGCTGGCCGTTTTGGGCACCAGCTTCTTAATCTCAGACTCAGCCTTCTTGCATGTGTCAGCGGCACCAACCGTCTGCACATAGAGCTGCGCCCATTCCTTCCATTTTGGATCGTGGGCGGTTTCAGTCATATCGAAGGGCACCCGATCCTCTACTGGGGTGGGCGGCTCAGGAGAAGCGATCTGCTCTGGCGGTGTGCCAAGCTCGATGCAACCCATGAAATAAGTCGCCAGCCCGATCAGATGCTCGGTATAGGCAGGATCTAATTTGACCTCGTGGAAGGTGGGCTCAGAGCCTGCGCGGAGGATTGAGAGCAATCCGTACTCGCACCGCTTGCCGTCAGTCTCTTCTAGTAGATAGCCATTCCAGTGAAGCTGAGGGGTGTATTTGTTCACCAGGCGGGGAATGACATCAGACCATTCCTCACCGCGTACCGGCCGTCCAAGCGTGAATTTTGCATCAAAGACTGCCGCACGGCTTTTGTATTTGCGCACCGCACCATCAAGTGTGCATCGCATAAACTTGTGCTTTTGTCCGTACAGCACCCGCTGCCGGTCAACGATGTCGATGCCCTGCTTGAGCTGGCACCATTCCGTGTTCAGCTCTTCTGTGACATGCCCCATGAGGACAGGCCAGACCTGAGACAGATCATCGGACTCGCCGGTGGTTTTTTGGAGATACAGCTTGTTGATGGCCTCGACATCACCCGACGCCAGGACATTGATGTCTGAGCCACCGACTGTTGTGCGGCGCTCTTCTAGGCTCTTGCCCGACATCATAAACTTATCAAAAAAAGGGTAGGCCATGCCCCTTTTTACATGAGGGCATAGCCTATGACAAGCCTATATGCGCATATACGCTATCTAGACAGCTTTATCGCAACGATCGGGCTGATAGATTTCAGCTCTTTGCCAAGACGCTCTTCGGAGTTGTCATCGAGCCGGAGCCAGACATCTTCCCCGCAAGATTGCCTCACGATAGCGACCTCACGGTTGCCCCGCATCAAAGTCAACACGCAAATATCCTCATCGCGCACCTGCTCGTCTGGGTCGGCGTAAAGGAAATCACCATGTTTCAGGCGCGGCGCCATGACATTGCCGGGATTGAGTATCGCAAACATCCGATCGCCGCCGGCATGGCACGAGGGCTTAGGAAGCTGGCTAGACATTGCCATGTCGAAGCGGATGCTTTCGCCATCCATCTCAGGCAAAGCATAGAGTGGGATATTGTGTGGCGGTTCGATCGTGCCGGCATACTGATCCGGCGCTAGAATGTCATCCTGCTCACAAGCAAGGATTTCACTCAGTTTTTCTAGGTGGGTGCCGACTCTGCGGCGTCCTTTTTCTATTCGGCTATATTCAGCCTGGTTGATACCGAGCGCGTCAGCAACTTCGGCTTGGGTAAGTTTACGCGCATCACGCAGACGCCGCAAATTGTTTGGATATTCCACTGGGGTCTCCTTTCAAGGAGAATGAGTCTAAAAAGCCGATCGACAGTCCGGCGCGGGCAGTGACCCTAACGAGACAAAAAACAATCGGCTTTAGTGGCGGGCCACATGGAGGGCTAACCCATGAGCTGACTGGCTGCCCAAAAAACCCTATTTCGCTGTTCATAGCAAATGCTCCTCTCTTTACAATTAGGCATATAAGCGTGCGCCTAAACACGCAGAAATGCTAGTGAAAAGATTTGTGCTGTTGACGCCGGCATCTATATGCGCAAATATGCGTAAAAGTAACAAACCGCATGTAGTGGCGTCAGATGAAGCTCAATCAATATCTAGTGTCTCAACGCATGTCGCAAAGCGATTTCGCAAAAAGCTGCGGGGTTTGCCAGGCGACGGTGCATAAGTGGATTTATGGACGCTCGATACCTTCTGGCCGCCGGATCATGCAGATACATCGTCTGACAAAAGGCGATGTTTCGATTGATGACTGGATCGTTCAAGGAGAGATAGATGCCAGAAAACAAGATTGACCGCCGCCGTATCAAGTGGTCACCAGAGCGGCGCGCAGCCCATTCTGCTTTGCTCAAGAAGATACATGCTGAACGTCGCGCACAGCCACGCCCCAGCTTCTGGCAGAACGTCAAAAAGGCCGTCTTCGGCTAATGGGCAAAAGCCAGCGCGACAAGGGCTGGCGCACTGAGAATAATGTGCGCAAGAAGGCTCTAGAGCATGGGGTGTCAGCGTACCGCGTACCGCTATCAGGTGGTGCAAGCATCAAAGGCGACGTGGTCGTTAAAGGTGCAAGCGGTGAGGACTGGGTGCTTGAGGTCAAGTGCCGCGCCTCCGGTTTCAAACAAATCTATGACTGGATGGGCGACAACGATGCGCTCGTGATCAAGGCCGACAACAAGCGAGAGCTGGTCGTCCTGGACATGGGTGACTTCTTTGATCTGTTGGCTGGGAAGCATGACTAACCTGCGCTTGCTTGATCTTTTCAGCGGTATAGGTGGCTTCAGCTACGCGGCTGAACGCCTTGTCGGCGGCTATGAGACTGTCGGCTTCTGCGAGATCGATCCGTTCTGCAAGCAGATACTCAACAAGCATTGGCCAGACGTGGAGGTCTTTGAGGATGTCAGACGAACAGATGACTTTGTTCGATGCGGACGAGTGGACATCATCACCGGAGGATATCCCTGCCAGCCCTTCTCACTTGCCGGGAAGCAAAAAGGCGTTGAAGACGACCGCCACCTCTGGCCGGCAATGTTTGAACTTATTAAGCAGAAAAGACCCGCTTTTGTTGTTGGCGAGAATGTTGCTGGTCACATCACGCTGGGGCTCGACCAGGTGCTTTTTGACTTGGAAAGTGAAGGCTACACCGCAAGGCCGTTTGTTGTTCCAGCTTGCGCCGTCGATGCCCCGCACAGAAGAGACCGAGTCTGGGTCGTCGCCGAATATGTGGGCGACCCCAACAGCAGCGTCAGCTCAAGGGACGAGCCGGCCTCCGTCATCGGGAGGCGGCAGCCGGGACTTGAGGCAAGACGTGAGGCTGTTCCCGACTCCGACAGCGCAAGACAACGCGCAAGTCAGGGGTGTGGGCAAGACGGTCGGGACGAAGCGGGGCACGACACTGGGCGGCTTTGCTCGGATGTGGCCGACGCCGGTGAAGCGGGACTGGAAGCACGGCAAGATTTCGGAAATGACCGCCAACAAAAACTCCAGGCCGCTGTCAGACCATGTTGGTGGCTCCCTGAACCCAGCGTGGGTCGAGTGGCTCATGGGGTATCCAGAAGGGTGGACAGACTTAAATCACTAGGCAATTCGATTGTGCCTCAAGTCGCAGCTCAGATCCTGCGCGCGATCAGGGAGGCGCACGATGCCTAAAAAGCTCAACGTGACCAACTATGCGCAACGAGACAAGCGATCTGCTTCCAGAAAATGCCTGCACTGCGGACGTTTTTTTGGAAGCTATCACGCCGGCAATCGCATCTGTCCACGCTGCGCAAATCGTGAGGAGTTTCACAACAAACGTGCCGGCCTGGCAGAGCATGGGATCGTGAAATGATCGAGATCACGCTCAGAGACTATGAGCTTGTGCAAGCGGCCACGACTGGCGGGCTGAGGAACATCGGCGCCATCAAGCGTGGATATGAGTCCAATATCGCCGGCAAGGAGTGGCAAGCGCACATCGAGGGGGCTTGTGGTGAGCTGGCGGTCGCGAAGGCAATGGGCCGTTATTGGGGCGGCAGCATCAACACATTCAAGGATGGCGGTGACATCGACAGCACCGGCTGGGAGGTCAGGACAAGGTCTGACCACAATCACGATCTAATCGTCAGGGATACAGACCCAGACGGTCGGGTTTTCATTTTGGTGACAGGTAGGTCACCGACGTTTCGTGTTCATGGCTGGATCAAGTCAGACGACGCGAAGCAGAAGGAGTGGCGCAAAAATCATGGCGGGTTTGGCCCCGCATATTTTGTGCCGAAAGAAGCTTTGAGAGATTTGGGAGACTTGAATGAGCATTAGTGCACTCACATGGGCGTTTGATCAGCAGCTCAATGATTCAACAGCCAAGCTGGTTCTGCTGGGCATCGCTGACAAGTACAACGAGGATCGAGGCTATGCGTGGCCGTCTATTGCCCGCCTGGCAGAGATGAGCGACTGCACTGAGCGGACGGTGAGCCGCAAACTGGCCTTCCTGGAAGAGGCTGGATACATCAAAACGATCCGGCATCCGACGCATACAAATCGGTATTTTTTGCCCTATATGACATCCTGTCGTGCCGACACAGGTGTCTACCCCGATAGGACATCAGATGTCCTCTCCGACAGGACACCAGATGTCATCCGAACTATAAGTAACGATAGTGAACAGAAAGACTCCATCAAATTTGCTTTTGATAGCTTCTGGAAGGCTGTTCCTCGCAAGGTCGGCAAGAAGGCAGCGATGGGTGCTTTCAAAGCGGCAGTGAAGAGCGTGAAGGCTGAGGTGCTGATTGCTGAGATGGAGCGATATGCGAAGAAGGTGCGGGATGATCGCACTGAGCCACGCTTCATTGTTCACCCGACAACATGGTTGCAGCAGGGCCGCTGGGAAGATGAGGAGATGAAAGTCAGCGCATCAACGCCGGTTGGGAGCCGGGACTGGGTGCCTTCAAGCAAGGAGGAATTCATGGAGCATGTCATGAGCAATGAGATGCGCAGAGACTGGCTGCTCCAGAACCGTCCAGGAATCTTCCACCAGGCAATAGCGAAAGGCTGGATCAGTGAGCGACCACGACAGACTAGAACCTTCGGATGAGTTTCTACAGCATCACACCGTTGAGAAGATCGAGACGACGAAAGCCGGCAAGAAGAGGACGCGGGTCACTGATCAGCTCTGGATTGATTATTATCTCAAGCACGGACATATCAAGTCTCACCAGCACATCACAGCCGAGAGGCTATTGGCTCTCTACAGAGCCGCAGGACAGGCGCAGAAGGTGACCGGCAGCCTCGATGCCCTGCCGTCTGGCAACGCCGCTCAGAGCGACAGGAGCGCCGACGCGCTGATGGATTTCTTCAAGCTCAAGTGGCTGATGGGCTCCGAGATGTTTGGCTGTGTTCAGGATGTCGTGCTGTATGACTTCTCGGCGCCGGAGTGGGCCAAAAGAAACGGTCGCAACCCGAAAGCTGCGACCGAGATATTACGGCTGGCTCTTGATAGCCTAGAGGATGCTTTTAAGCGACTCCACGACAGAACGCCGACGCATCACCGTGATACTCAGTGATTCCTCAGCCGCTTCCTGCTTTTGCTCAAAGGCTGATGTGATTTGATGAGCAAGCTGGTTCTCCAAACGCACATCGTTCAAAGCGCGACGCCTCTCAAGCAACATACGCGCTCCACGCTCTGTCAGCTCAATCGTCACCTTCATCTTCGTCCTCAACCTCTCCGGTGCCGTC